GCGCAGTGATGCAACTGACCGCCACCTGTGATGGGTCGCAACATCGTTAGCCCTATCTGCGAAGGCTTCTTGGATTGCAGATGGGAACACCACTTGATTGGGACTACAGGCCAAGGCATCTTGGTCATTGAGTTACTTCTTCTTCGCACCGAATGCGTCGTTGATTTCATCCATTGTGAGTTGACCGTCAAGGCTGGATTGTGCGAGTTTCTGCACAACGGTGGCAACGGCGGCGAAGCCTGCTAAAACCGCTGACTTCCATATCTCAAGTTCCGGTGCGATCACTGCCGAGCCACCAATGATGGCGAGAGCTGACGATAGGAACACTGCAACGATACGACCTGCAACATCTTGTAACTTCTTCATTCTGATTCTTCTTTCTTGGTAAGTGCGCCGATCAGGTGCAGAACTAATGCTCCAACAGTAAGCCAGATCACGACCTTTTGGATAGCCCCCGACAACGTGAGGATCGTCGTGACAGATGCAGCAATCGTCCACAGCAACGCATGGAACTCACCCCATATCTTCATCGCGTTTTCCTTCGTGTTGGTGCAGGGGCTGACACCAAGAATACAGCACTGAGAGCGATCAGCGCACGTCGAGTTTTGATAGGCACAGTCTGATTCGTCATCACGTAATCATCAGCGAAACCTTGGAATAGATTCAACACGGCCTCGAATGCTTTACGCACGGACGATGGTGCGTCTTGTACTGCTGCTACTAATTCAACAGCCTGCTCAGTTGATAGTTCTTCAACCGCAACCTGCTCAAATACTTGTTCGGCTTCAGCGTTCGTCAACACTTCCAGCACTGCCGGTTCGGATGCAACAGAGACGGCTTGGTCGGTGGTGAGGGCGAAGGCGAGCAGCTCGGTGACGATGGCTTTGACTTCTGCTGGGGTTGCTTGCTCGATGTTGGCTAGGGCTTCAACTACAGCCTCATCCTTGATGGGTGGGAGTTCAGCCTTCTTGGGAGGTTCGCTTGTCTCAGGGGCTTGTGGAGCGTCTGGCAGGGTGTCTGGTGGCAAAGGTATCGTGTCTGGAATGGAGGTCGTGGATGTTTCTGGTGGCTGAGTTGTGGTCGTTGTTGACACTGGGGTGGTTGTGGTTATCGGAGGAACCGTTTCAGGTGGCAGGGTTGATGTTGTTGTACTTGTTTCTGTGGTGGTTGTTTCAGCAACCGTCGAGGTCGTGGTAGTTGTTTGGGGGACGGTGCTGGTTGTAGTCGTAACCGTTGGGACTTGAATCGTTGTAGTCGTTGTAGTGCTAGTTGTAGTTGTCTGAGGGATAGTCGTAGTTGTCTGAGGGATAGTTGTCGTAGTCTGAGGGATAGTTGTCGTAGTAGTAGTGGTAGTAGTCGTAGTGGTGCTGGTCGTAGTTGTGGTTGATTCTTCATTGGTGGTGAACGCTGAATCGGGAACTATTTCCCAACCTGCGTTGTTGATGTTCCAAGCCAACATGAAGCAAGTTCCGCCAGTCCATTCATGGAACCAGCCATCTAGCGCATAAGTGTCAGCAGGGAACGAAGCAGTCGTTACCGCTGACCAGGAACAGCCTTTGATGTTCCAGTCTCCAAACTCTGTGTTGCCTATTGTGACTAGACCACCATCATCGGCTGCAATCATAAATTGGATCGTGTTGTTCTCAGGAACTGTGATGAACCCTGTGTAATGAACCATGAAGAAGTCGGAAGGACACGCACCGAATGGTTCGCCTTCAAAACTTCGGTTGATGTTGTTCTCTGTTTCGCTGTGACAGATCGGATATTGCGTGTCTGATCTGACTGGCAGAGTGTTGTTGTTATAAGTAAATATGTAGCCGACTGCGTTCAACCCTGGTGCTGGTTCAGCTGACGCTGACGGAATGAAACTAAAGATCGAGGCTAGAAGCGCAGGAGCAACAATCAGCCAACGCGAACTGCGCACTTATTCCTCGGTAGGAGGAGTTGGATCAAAAAAATCTTGTGTTGCAGGATCATACATAAAACCGATACCTGCATAAGTTTTTTGAGTTTCAAAGAATGTTTCAACCCATGTGCCTTGGTAGCGGTCAGGGTTCGCAGCCATAAACAAATGAGTAACAACTGCAACGTCAACAACGATGTTGGCATCGTCAATTTTAGCAAAGTATTGTGCAATGTCGCTCATATCTTAAACCTTACATAAACAATCCCTGAGCCACCTGCCCCAGCAGCAGCAGCAGATATTCCGCCTGTTCCGCCATTTCCTGTGTTGGCTGCACCCGCTGCAACTGTTCCTGTAGCTGGCATACCTGCGCCACCAACTGCACGCAAAGCCGCTGACCCGCTAATAAATGTGCTGATGTCAAACCCTGTGCCGGCAGTGCCACCAGTCAAACTTGAAGCGTTGCCTCCAACCGCCTGATTGCCGCCGCCACCACCACCAGCACTATTCGCGCCGCTGTCAATTCCTGTGCCACCACTAAAACCAAACGGTGGTTGACCGGGTGCTGGTGTTACTTGTGATGCAACACCGTTGCCACCGCCACCACCTGACGCGCCAGTACGCACAACACGCGTAAACTCTGGTGTACCTGCTCGAGGGCCACCGCCACCGCCACCCGGTGATGCAAGCAATGTTTGACCGCTAACCGTAATGCGTGATGATGTCCCGTTTCCACCTGCAAGGCCGTTGCCGTCGTAACCACCAGCTGAGCCACCTGCGCCAACCGTTACAGATAATGACGCTGCTTCAAGGAATACGGTTGTGATAAATAATCCGCCCGCGCCCCCGCCACCACCAAAGTGTCCTCCGCCCCCTGCACCGCCCCCAATGAGCATGACATCGAAAAGACCGCTACGAGAAATCACTAACGTGTTGTCACTTGTAAATGCTAGAAGCGTGTAGTTAATGCTGTTAACCGTGATGCTAGAACTTGTGCCACCTGTGGCGATGCCATAGTTGGCACCTCCACCGCTAAAAAAAGTGAAGACTGACGCTGACAGTGCTACGAGTGTGCCACCTCCGTGTTGCGCCAATGCAAGTGATCCTGATGTATTTATCGTGACTCCGGCACCAGCCGTAATCGTGGTTGTTCCTGCACCTTTGTTGGCGATAAAGATCGTGTCGCCTTCAGCAAAGATTGAGTTGTTGATTGTGAGTGTGTTCGCTGAGGCGACGTTCATCACCAAACGTGAACCAACATCACCAACAACTGCGGTGTAACTTGCCGTCTTGGTTGACACAGGCAAAGTTGTGATTGCATTCATCTGCGCAGCAGTCAAGACCGCCGCAGCTTGGAAGGGAAACGGTGTTGCCATAATGCTCCTATTGTAGTGCGAAGTCGGTGTCGTCGAGGGCTGAGGTGTCCAGGATGAATGGTAGTACAAGTTGGACTTGACCCATTCCGATGGTGACGGTATGCCGTGATGGGTTGATGTTGTGGCGAATGGATTCAACCACCACATTCTGTGTCACAGTTGCAGGCGTACCGGTGGCGAACTGTTTGCTGACCGAGAGAATGTCACCAATTTCCAGTGCAGCCATCTGTGCCTGTTGTGCTGTAGTCAACGCATTCAACAATACATCCATCTCGGAGAACCTCACAACAGGTTCCTGAAACCGTGTCAACAAACTCAACGCTAAGGCTGACCCAGCAGCATCAGTAGCCAACGGAACCCCAGTCAACGACAACGCCTTGATCCCATACTCAGCCTGCGACGCAGTACCAGAAGCAATGCTTGAAGCCGTGGCACCGTCTATTTGAACTCCGACTCGGTTGATAACCGTCTCAGCCCCATACACATTCGACAAAGACAAAATCGGAACACCAGCAGTACCACCAAACGAGCCAACAGCCGTACCAAACGACGACTCAATTCGAGCATCAAACGAAACATTCCCCGAACGATCAACAAACAAACGCCCACCCTCAGCCGTCGCCACATCCTGCAACGCCTGCAACACATTCGTCGCATCCTCATACGCAACCGTTCCACACGTCGCAATCCCAGTCTCAATGTTCCGCAACGCAGTCGAGAACGAAACTTCTGGTCGATCCAAGATTGCAGACACACGGGCAGAGGTCAACTGTGATGAAGGGTTGAATGCGGTCAGGACGGTTTGACCAAGTTGACCGAGCGCATCGGTGGCAACGATTGTTGCTGTTGACAGGTTCGGTTCGGCATAGTCAATGTTCAAGTCGTACACAAACCCTGTGAACATTGCTGTGGTACCGGCTGTACCGCCGTACACCTGGAACGCTCGACGTGGTGCGATACCCACAGTCCCACCCGAATACCATTCGGAGTCTGTGTTTAGTGGATCAAAGTATCGTTCAGCTGCACGATCATCCGCCACAACTGTGCAGTTAGATGAAGGGAAGTTATCAAGTTGAGTTGTGCGACCACGATTGATATTGATGTTTGTTACATACTCTGTGACATCAACAAAGTCTGTTGACCCATCCAACACATCAGTACCATCTAAGACGCTTGCATCCAAAGTGAACGCATCAGCCAAGAACCCGACATCCAACAACACCTTGTATGTTGAACCCCACTTCGCAGACTTAGCCATTAGAAGAACGCAAACAGATCGCCACCATTAAGACGCGCACGATAACTCAACAAGTCTGCGATTGTCTCAGCCGTCTCAGCAGGTGATGCAATCACACCAGCATTCACATTGATTACCATCCCACCCCCAGCAGGATTCGCCTTGAACCCAGTCGAGTTACCGGTCACCGTTGCCGGAATAGTAGAAGCAGCACCAGCCATCGGGTTCGCAGCCACAATCTTTGGATACAACAACGCAATCTTCCCAGCAGCTTCAATCGCATCCGCATAATTCTTTAACGCTTCAGTCTCACGATCAATCGCATCAGCCACAGCCTCTGTCGCACTAGCTTGCTTCTCCTTCGCATCAGTCAACGCATCAGACAAAGTTTTGAATATCTCCGAACCAGTCGAAGCACCAGAAACCGCCTCATTCAACAAACCAGTAGCAGTTGTCAAATCATTAGTCGCCTCAGTCTGCTGATCAATCGCATCAGCACTCGACAACTTCGCCTCAGCCAACGCAATCTCAGCCTCACGAATCGCCTGAGGTGTTGACTCAGGATCAGCACGAACCTTCTTCAAC